TAATACGGATACCGATGATGACGGAGACGGAGCGACTGACGCTCAAGAGCAAGCCGCTGGCACAGATCCTTTAGATGATAGTGACACGCCTCCTGATACGGATGGAGACGGAGTATATGATTACCTTGACACTGACGATGACAATGACGGAGTTCCAGACAGTCAAGACGCATTCCCACTTGATGCAACAGAGACTATAGATACAGATGGAGATGGTACTGGAGACAATGCAGATACTGACGACGATGGGGATGGTGTTCCAGATACAACAGATGCTTTTCCTTTAGATTCTTCTGAGTCTGCTGATACCGATGGAGATGGTGTTGGAGATAATGCAGATGCATTTCCAAATGATCCAAATGAAACGATTGATACAGATGGAGATGGTGTTGGAGATAATCAAGATACGGATGATGACGGAGACGGAGTTCCTGACAGCATAGATGCATTCCCACTAGACGCAAGTGAAAGTGCTGATACAGATGGAGATGGCATCGGTAATAATGCAGATACAGATGACGACGGTGATGGCGTTAGCGATGCAGTTGAAGCTGCTGCTGGGACAGATCCGTTAGATGCAAGTGACGTCCCTGTAGACACAGATGGTGATGGAATATATGACTATTTAGACACAGATGACGACAATGATGGTGTGCCAGACAGTCAAGATGACTTCCCGTTAGATGCGTCTAGAGATTCAGCAGCAACATTTAATGTAAGTATAAATAATAGTACAAAAGTAGATTCTACCACACCTTAGATATGTCAACACAACTATTACAAACGGTTACAAAACCAGAAAATACATCAGGAACCTTTGGCACCTATACTGTCAAAGCTAAAGAAGGATATATATTTACAGGACTTCCATCATCTTTGTATATAAATGGGGATGAATGGGATCTTACTGGAGACAACAACCCTATTGTGTTGACAGAAGGAACAGACTTTAGAGAAGAAGATGGAGACGGAAATGGTCTTAGAGGGTCACAGACTGTGAGTATCAATTTACAATTTGATGTTCCAGAGTTGCAGCCATCTGATGATGCGACTAATGACATATTAATAGATATGCCAATTAGAAAAATACCTCATGAGCCACCAGCTCTTTTTCAGTACTTGACATTTGACAGTAATGGCGTTCCTGAGTTTGGAACATCTGGAAATACTGTAAGCACACAAAAATTTAGACCATTAACAAACACAAATTCAAACACATTTTACGGAAATGAATCAATTCATTTAGGCTTAGGTCAAAATACATATAGATTTTTTGTAGACAGTGAAAACGATGCTTTTACTGTTTATTCTAATAATTCAGGAATATCTATTACAGCTCCAAATTCTAAAACGGTAAATGTTTCTAACTCTGTCTTTAATGGCAGTATAACGGTATACTGGGGCAACGTAGATATTACAGTATCGGCAGACTTTGGTAAAGCTAGTATGATTTTTTCTGATGGTTTAAGAAAGACAAAAAACTTTATAAGATATAAACCGCATACAATTAATACGTGGGATAAAAGAGAGATTATTTCTGGTTCACAGCCTGGAGCCATAGCCAAAATTGATGATTGTAAGTTTTTATCTGGTAGTAATTTCGGGCAGCTTCCTTTAGAATCTTTTACTAATGGATATTCATTTTCTAATCACGAAATTCATGGGAATGGAGAATATAAGCTTACAAAAGAAAATAACGTGTATATGTCCTTAAAATTTGGACAAGATTCTTCTTCTGGTACACAAATTTCATTCCAAGAGCTATATCGTTCTGTAGACAATATAACATATACAAAGTCTTTATTAAAAAATGCAGACGGTACAGATTTTACTAATCAGATACAAAATGATTTTTTTATAACAGACGTAAAATATGCTGGACACGATACAACAAATGATCAACATGTTTGGTATTTATCTGCTGTTTACGAGCCAAACTATCAAAACAGACATGGTAATACTGCTCAAAATCAGATCTGGATATTTAAGTCTGTGGACAATGGTGTTACATTTAGAATAATACAGCTTCATACCGACCACACTGATAATGATGAATGGTATGATGTAAGGCCTATACAATCTCAATGGCCAAACATTGCAATATGGGCCAGCATTGAGTACGACTATTTAGTTATATATGTTAATCACCACCAGCATGAAAGTTTCGACGGAAATTCAGATCCATCTTACGCGAGTTTGTTTAGATCATTTCCGAGTCAGCACAGCTTTGTTTATTCTAACACGAATCCGCAAAACATTATAAGGCCAATATTCTCTGAAAGATATGGACAAATACCACTTGGGCAAACATCAACAAATCCTAACTTTACCTCGACTCATTTAAAACTACTTCCATATGCAATACCAAGTGCTAATAGTCACAAAGTTTTTCATATTTATGACAATGGAATTGCTTTGTACATGGGTACGGATGAGTATGCCGTCTCTACAAACTACGGCTTGGATTGGGCAAAAGCCACATTGCCAACGGTCACGGATACGCATTCAAACGGAACCACTTATAATTATCCAGAGGGTGATCCAACCCCATTTGAGTATAATGGAGAAATATATGTTTTAACGGGCACAATTTCACAATATTCTACTAAAAACACCTTGTCAAACACAGATAGATTATTGACTGGATTGATGAAAATAAATCTAGATGATCAAAGCACTTTGATAAATTCATCAATTCCACATAGTTTTAATGATGCTTTATCAAGCTCATATCAAGTTAGCGACATTGTTGACTCTTGGGAAGTTTTAGATGAATACTCTGCTGTTACTACGGCGTCACAAAATGATGCTTATTATACAGCGTTTGTAATGGTTGATGAGGACCAACCAGATGGTGTAAACAGAATATTTGCAACTAGAAGAAATGGAGTGTATGTTAACCCATCACCGCCAGCCTCTACTTTGACAAATGGTGCTTCTCAAGCAACAATAACAACCCCAACACTTCCATCTGGAACGACACTTGAAACTGCAACAGGTGATCCATTTTTAACTGAAATTTATTCTGACGACCCGTTTTCTATTGTTTTCACAAGAGGTGACGGAACTCAAGTACAGTTTGACGGGGTATTCGATATTATTGTCGCTAGTAGTACAAGACCTTATATAATGGATACAGTATCGGGTCAAACCTATACAAAATATGAAGGGACTTTTAATCAAACTACAGGAGCAACAACGATAAGTGGTGGAACATTCCAGAATGAAACTTTAAGTTTTGCACGTCCTGTAAATGGCGTTTTTTATTATGCTGAAAGTGATTATAATAATCTAGGCTTTGTCTTTAAAAACTTTGTTTATTTTCCAAATATACAAGCTGCTGGAACATTAAGAAGAATAACGAACAGGACAGATTTGGAAGTAAATAAAGGTGAATCAGGTGGAGGAACTTTAATAAAAAGCGAACTCACAGCAACGCCTCCAACAATTACGGTTCCTAATGGATACAGTTTTTCTCATAAGCCAATAAATGACGCTGGGGGATTTGTTGCACACCAACACCCTTTGTATTTGGATGCTATGTTTTGCTTTCCTAAAAGAACTTCTAGCGGTTATTTTAACATGTCAGATATACATCAAGGCATGAAAATATTCGCAGATCCGCAAGGAATACCATTTATAAATGGATATTACTGGAGAATGAACTGGAATAGCTATGTGTCTGCTAATTTTTATACACTACTTAGCCCATTAAGCGATGGGATACCTTCTTTGCTTTCAGGTAAAAATGATGATGATTTTTTCCATATTGACGCTAATGGATATGTAAATGAAATAGGGGACACAAGGAATCTTCCAGACTACAATCAATGTAATTACTAAATTTGCAGTATGAAGTATAGATCAGGATATAAAACAGTTAAAACACTTAGAAAATACGTCAATGGTAAGCCGACTAATATTACCAAGGCTAACGTTTCTGGGCAGCCAGATTATATTGAAAAATACTTATCTGACACGTGTCCTGTAAACTCATTGCCTAGTGGTGTATCAAAGACTATTGTAAATGCTACGGCTCCTACAATGCCCAACCCTACTCAGACCTATGCCGAGGACAACACTTTGACATTTAGCGAGTATGTAAATGGATGGACAAGTTTTCACTCCTGGATTCCTGAGTCTATGGTAAACATGAATGGTGACTTTTTTACATTTAAAAATGGTCAGCTCTACAAGCATCATGCAAACGAAAACAACAGGAATACATATTACGAGACAAGATACGACACAGAGCTTGAGTTTGTTGTAAATGACGGACCGAGTGATGTGAAAATATTCAAGACGATAGAGATAGAGGGAGACACAAAAGACTTTGACGTAACAATAACAACCGACTTAGACACAGGACATATAAATAAAACATCTTTTGAAGAGAAAGAAGGTTTTAATTATGCCTATATAAGAAGAGATGAAAATGATCTAGCGAATACTGAGCTTCTTTCTGTTGCTGGTATTGGATCAAATATGTCTGGTACTAAAACAGCAAACTCTGTTGCTATTAAGTTTTCATCTATACCATCAAATGTAAACATAGGAGATGTTTTGTATCATCAAATATCGAATGGAACAAATTACAAGATTGGTAAAATAACTACGATTACAACTGACAGTAACAGCCTGCTAGTTGTAAATGTTGCAGTTGCAACGAACATCGGACATCTATCAGCTTCGTTTGGAACAAATGGATTCTGGTATGCCGCCAAAGATTCTGTTGCGGAGAGCTTTGGATTAAAAGGATATTTCGCAAAAATAAAACTAACCAATAATAGCACTGAAAAAGTGGAAGTATTTTCCGTGAATAGCGAAGTTTCCAAGAGCTTCCCTTAAAAATCAGTATATTTGTAAAAATATTATTATGCCAGCAGCAGTAGCAATTCCTATTATTATATCAGCAGTCGCATCGCTTGGACAAGCGGTCAGTGGTTATTCTAGAAGAAGAAAAGCCAAGAAGGCTTTAGATCGTTTTAGACGACAAGACCTAAAAAACGCAACAAAAGGCATGAGGGTGGCTACACTGGGAGCTGAGCTTAGATCACAAGAACAAGCTAGACGTTTTTCTACATCTGTTGATGCATTGCAAGGCGCTGGCGTAAGAGGTCTTGTTGGTGGTCTTGGTAGACAAGAAATGATTAGTGATGTCACTGATCAAAGGACGGCAGCTTCGTTAGACCAACAGCAAATGATGATTGAAAGAATGGGCGCTCAGGATCAAGTAAGAATGAGGCAGATTCAAGAGGCTAGAGAGACTGGAGCTGTAGCTGGATTAGGAGCAGAAATGTCTCAAGGTTCAAATCAAATGATGCAAGGAGCAATGGGACTAGCTAAAACAGCAGTTGCCGCTGGCCAAGCAGGTCTTTTTGATGGAGATGGAGGCGGAGATGGAGGCGGAGATGGAGGTTCTAATGCGGAGGTGAAGTCGAGAGGTGTACAAGAGGTGTATAAAACATTGACTGATAACACTACACTTCAAAGTGCTCAGCAATCTAGTGCTGTCAATCCTAATCCTTATATCCCTCCTACTTCGGGTTCTGGATTTATGGGAGCAAATGCTAATCAATTTCCTGCACTGACGGCAAATACAAATTTATATCCTATTTAATGGCACAAAATACAGCACAATACGAAGCATTACAATACGGAAGGGAAAAGGATTTTGATTTTGGAGCCTTGGCTATGGATGCTGTAAAGCTTCAAAAGGAGCAAGAGGCAGTAGACAGAAAGATCAAGAAAGAGGAAGAGGATTTTCAAATGAAGATGATAGCAGAAAACCCAGATGTTGTTCATGCGTCATTTGATAATTCTGGACTGCAAAACCTTGATGCTTACAGTGCAAAGGTTGGTGAGCTTATGAAAACGAAAGCGAACGAAGCGACTCAGCAATATCTGAAGGATAAAGATAGAATGAAGTATTTCACCACAATGGCAAAGCTTAAAGGGGAAGTAACTGCTTATACTTCGAACATTGAACAACTAGTAAGCTACGGGTCAACCTTTATCGAAAAAGGAGATGACGCAAGCGCTGTTATGATTGAAAATGCAAAGCGTATTGATGCAATGTTCAAAACAGGAACTCCTGGTCTTGACGAAAAAGGATTTTTAACTAACATCTCTACTATAAGGGATGATGATGGTAATCTTATTTCTGACAAAATAAAGTGGGGTGATGCTGTTTCAATAACACAACCTTTTGACAAAACAGATCCTTATGATGTAGCAAAAAACACGATAGAATCACTTGGAAAAAATAGTAATTTTATTGACAAATCTGGAGGCTTTGTAATCTCTACATTGCTTTCTAATGAAGGCGAACTGGAGCCAGAGGCCTTGGCTCAGCTTAGAGCCAATATGGATATTACTTCTGATAATGAAGCTATTGATAAGGCAGATCAACTCGATATAGAATATACAATCAGAAACGGCAAACTTTTAAATGGAAAACAACTGAGGGAACAGATTTTTGAGCGACAAGAAGAATATATGATAGCCGATCTCAAAAACAAACAAATAAAAGACGAAGTATCTTTTAAGGATTTGGATTTAAAAGATAAAACGTATGGCTTAAGACTTGAACAGTTAAGAAGAAAACAATTAGAAGACAAAGAAGACCTGCCTTATACAGTTTCTTACATAACAGATGAAATGGACACTTCTGGAGAAGGGAAAAGAATAGAGTATTACATGAAAGATAACGTTATACTTAGCGCCAACTTAAATGATGAGCTTAAGTATAACACAATATTAGGTCAAAGGAGCCAAAATATTACTAATATAAAAGTAGTAGCCTATAAAGAGAATGACAAATATGGAGACCAGGTAAAAGTACAATACACTATTACCGATGAAAACGAATCTGGTAGAACTAAAACAGGAGAGCAAAAAACAAAAACAATTGAGGAATTTGTGACTCTTGAAAAAAGAGCTTTTGAGCTAAACAATAGAATAAGAACTAAAATTGGATTGGAAACAAGATCTGTCGACAAAGACACTTACTACAATACGCCTACTTTTAGTCAACCCCCTAATTCCGAGTCTGAGTCAGGAATATTAGATTAGTTATAATATGGATGAACTGCAAAAACTATACAGAGAATTAAGTGATAAGGGATATTACACTAAATCCTTTGATGAGTTTTCTAAGCAATTAGAAGACGACTCTTATAAGCAGAAAGTGTATGATGTGGTTTCCAAGGATGGATTATACACAAAAGACTATGACTCATTCAGCTCTAAGTACTACGCTGAAGATATAAAAAAAAAAGACGATACGGATTCAACGTCTTTGGAGGTTTCTTCGGATGGACAAGAAGTTGATGAAGATCCAGTTGAGATAAAAGACTATGGCTCTATCGCGGCAAATATCCTCGCGCCATTGTCCCCAGTGGCATCTAGTGGTATTTATGCGCTCGAGGCTATGGATGTTGATGTTGATCGTTCTATAGCGCAAGGAATTTCACAAGGTTATGCTACAGAGGAAGTTGGCGCAATGATTATCAACGATAAGGTTGAAACACTACAAGACGCACGTAAGCTTTTTGAGGGAATCAGAGAATATGAAAAGATAGGTCCTTCAGAAAACATGAAAGAATACCAAAAATCTGCACAAAATCTCGAAAAAGAAGGATACAACGAGTTTTCTGCTGGAATACGTGCATTAGCTGATGCTCCACAAGTAGTTCCAGAAGTTTTATTAACAAGCACGGTCGCTGCGGGTAAAGCTTTGGTGGAAAACCCAATTGACATAATTAAAGCAACAGCGGCAGGGGCAGTAGCTGGAATCCCAGGAGGACCCGCTGGTATTTTGGGTGGTGCTACATTTGGGTTCAGATTTGGAACAAACTATGTGCTTGATGCCTCACTCAGCTCTATAGAGTTTTTAAAAGAAGAGCTGGGTGAAAAAGAAATGACACCTGAAAACATTTTATCTGTTTTACAAGATGAAGAAAAGTATGACAGGATAGTCTCAAGAGCACTCACACGAGGAACCACCATAGGCGTGGTTGAAGGTGTACTTGGTAAGTTTGCAGCAGGTCTACCAACAAAAGGGGTCGCTAGTATTTCAGCTAAAGCAGGGTTAGAGGTTGCGGCAGGAGGAGTGGGGGAGGCCTCTGCCCAAGTTTTATCAGGACAGGAATTGAGTGCGCAAGACATAATTCTTGAGAGCATCGGAGGTTTTATTGGTGTCCCTGGAGTTATTGCTGAGGGGATGTCCGCAAAAGCTGTTGATTCTAAATATGCAATTAATGGAGAGTTGGTTGAAAAAGAAAAAGCTGAAAAGGTTGTTGACAATTTAACTTCTGATGAACTTAAAGATGTTAAGATACAGACTAATGACAAAGAGTTTGCTGAATCTGTGAGAGAAAAAAAAGACAGTGAAAAAGCTATCACTTTTGATGCGGATGTTGAAGAAAAAGACGGTGTAAAAACTACGAAGTTTAATAAGTATAAAAACGGAAAAAAATTAACAGGCGGAGAACAAAGCCCTGATGTTATTAATGAAATGGGCTACGAGATTGCAGACGAAGAAGGCATTCTTGATAACCTCGAAATAGTAGGAGTTTCTGAAGTCAGAGAGGGGGAGACAGGAGCAGCTGCAACTGTAACCGTGAAAAATAAAGAAACAGGGTCTTTAGAACGAGGTTATGAGTTTTCTTTGGAGAAAAAAGAGCAAGCAAAAGAAGCCTCACCTGAACAATCTCAAGAACAGCTTGAACAACAGCAAAGACAAGGTGTTGATGATAGTGAACAACAGCAAAGACAAGGTGTTGATGATATTGAACAACAGCCCGAGCCACAAAAGAAAACATTCTTTGAAAGGTATAAGGATTTAGGTAAAACATTGTCTAATCTCAAAAAGAAGGTTGGACTTGACCCAAAGAGAGGCAACAAGGTTATCCGTGATGAACAGGAAAGAACAAAAGGAAACGTTAGTGCAGAAAGCTACATAGCTCTCAATACGTTGAAGAAAATAGGCAAACTGACAGGAAAGGATCAAAACGCTGAGATAGTCGCTAACAAGGTGCTTAGAGGAGAGGAAATAACAGAACAGGAATCAACAAAGTATACAAAACTTATACTGGAGTCGCAAAAAGCTAGAACTAACATTGACAACTTAAGTCAACAACTAATAGATCTAGGTGTTTTGCCAAAAAAGTCTGCTAAAAACGTTGCTGATAATATAGGAACATATATAACACGAGCGTATGAAGCCTTTGAAAATCCAAACTTCATACCCACAACAGCGGCAAGAACACAGGCAAAGGAGTTTTTACTAGCGAATCCAGAGTATATTCAAGAGGCATCAGAAGTAATAGCAGAAGAACAAGGAATGTCTTTGGAGGAAGCCTTGGATGAACAAGCGGACAAATATCTCGACGATTTACTTGAGAAACAAAGTGGGGATACATTTCTTTCAAGAGAGTATAAGCTCAAAAAGGGAATATTAAAAAGAAGAAAAGATGTACCAAAAGCTCTTAGAGGGTTTTTAGGAGAAATAGAAAGCGGAACAGAAGGCTATTACTTAACTCACTTAAAGCTATCAAACCTTCTTAACACTTCTAGATACCAAAAAGCCATGCTTGATAAGGGCCTTGGCAAATTTATATTTGATAGAAAAAATAGACCACAAGGAACTGTACAGATAAAAGGTAGCGCATACTCTATTCTTGATGGATATTTCGCATCACAAGAAACAATTGATGCATTAATACCAAAGCAAAATAAGCAAAGTTATGGGCGCACTGTTGACTTACTTCTAGATATAAACGGCTTGACAAAAGGGTGGCTAACGGTATATAATCCTGCTTCTTATTTTAGAAACTACATATCAACATTGTGGATGCTTGGGACGAGGGGTGATTTAAATTCATTGAGCGGCATCATACAGGCTCACAAGGATTATAAGACTTTTTGGCTTAAACAACCTGATGTAAATCAGAAAATAGTAGAGTACAAAAAAGCAGGTATTATAGGTCAAAATGTAGAGGCTGGTGCAATAGAATCTATATTAGACGACAGAATAAAAGATCCAAGCACATCTTTGGCTTATGAAATGGCTGGATCAAAAAAGAAGGTAGGTTTTTTTGGATTTGAAGTTAAAAGGCCAAGAGATTTTATTAGATCTCTGTATAAAATTCCAGTTAAGGTGCCATTTACTAAAGTAACAGCTGGAGACGTTTTAGAAGGTGCGGCAACATTTATGCAGTCTACTTTTCAGGCTGGTGATGATGTTGGTAAAATAATAGCATATGAGCAGAGAAAAAAGTTTTATGCAGACGCTCTTTTTGACCGTCCTTTTGATAAACTAACTGAAAGCGAGCAAGAACAAGTAATTGAAAGAGCCTCGGATGAAATTAAAAATCAATACAATAACTACGATAGGGTGCCGACAAAAATAAAACAAATTGGAAGAACGCCTGTTCTTGGTCCTTTTGTACAGTTTCCAGCGGAAATGATAAGGAATACTGTTAATATATACGGGTCAGCAATTGATAATATGAACAGTGGTAACAAAAAACTTAAAGCTGACGCAATAAAAAGAATAGCTACATTTACTTCGCTTCAAGGCCTAATTATTACTGCATCAACAGTATTAGGTGATAGAATATTAGATGCTTTTGATTTGGGTGATGATGAAGAGCAAAAGACAAAAGACTTGAGAAACATAGTTGCGTCTTGGTCGAGAAACAATAGAATTTTAGCTTCGAAAGTAGAAAATAATATACTCTACTACACAGACGTAAGTGCAAATAACCCATACGCATTTATGAGTAAAATGACTCAAGAAGGATTAAACGCGGATAATGCTTTTGATGCAGTAACAGGAGCTGTGTATGAATTTTATGCTCCCTTTGTTCAAGAAGAAGTTTTAGGAAAATCATCTAGGGAAGCTCTGGCAGGGAAAACTGATTCTGGAAAACCCATATGGTATAAACAAGACAATTTTGCTGAGAAACTTGTTAGTGGTGTGATGCATATGGCTGAATCTGCTACTCCTGGATACTATAGAACACTTAAAAGAATGTACGAGAAAGATTTTCAAAACGAGATTATTTCTCTTACAGGCTTTAGAACAACAGAAGTAAAGCTTGACACGTCTTTATACTTTAAAATGAAAGACATATATGAGAATAGCGAAGATATAAAATCTAAGTATAGAGCTGAGAAAAGAGAAGATGAGTCAACTTCCGTTGAAAGTTTTCAAGAGGAGTATGATATTGAGTTTAAAAGAGCTAGCGAAATTTATATGTCTCACTTAAGAATAGGTCTGGACCCTGAATTAGCCTTTAGTCAGCTCAAAAAAATGATGGGTAAAAATCAGAAGTTTAATAATGCAGAAAGAAAGGCTATAATTACAGGTAGAAAACCCCCCTTGATTGAATAAAAAAAGCCAAAGATGTGGCTTTGTGAGCCAGCGAACTTTGGCAGTTTGTCTATAACAATTTAAACTTACAATATTTTATTTAATAAATCAATAACTTCCTGACAGTCTTTTTGATTCCTTGGCATAAATAATGCAGGCTTATTATCTGAAAGAGCTAAAAATCTTTTGAATAACTTCCATCGTATAGGGAATGCCTCATTTGGATTGCCCTTACATTCTATTATAAATCTGCAAGGTTCTTGCTTATCTACAAAGTCAGGAGTGTATTTAATTGGTAGCACTTTCTTGTTTCCGCGATCATGAAGAACTTTTTTTGATGCTGTTTTTTCATACGACGGCATGTCAAAATCAAAACCGTCAATAAGAACATAAGTCTTGCCTTCATAAACTGCATCTATTTTGTTTTTTTTCAGCAACCGATACATATGAAGTTCTAGCTTGCTGGCGAACTTGATTCCATCCTGCTCTACTTTTGTAGATCTGGTTATCTGTCGCTTTTTCTTTTTACCCGAATATTTCCTCATCGTCTTCTCGTACTGTGAGAATATCTTTTAATTGAAGTATTGTTTTAAAATAGTAGTGCGCTTCTTCTTCATTCTTAGAAACGCAATAATGGGGCTCTTGATCCTTAAGAAGTGTTGTTTTTGTTTGAGCTACATACCTGGTCAATTCATTTATTTGATTAGCCCATAATGTCTGCATAAGCTCTTCATAAAATCCATCGTAGTCAACAATAGAGAATAATGCTTGTAAATCAGTGCACATAAGCTCTTTTGCTTGCCACTGAACTTCTTCTGCTCTGTACCCTGTAATTGTCAAGTCTAGATCTTCTTTGACGTCTACATAGTAATACTGATCGTCTGTATTGTTTCTTTTAATAAGACTATCTAGAAATAAGGATACAGTATAAAGCTCTGTTTCACTTATATCCCTACTGAATACTACTTTTTCCAGTCCTGAGCTCATCTTTTGCTTTTTGTATGTAGAGCACCGCATCCATTAACTCCTGCTTGAGATGCTCCAGCCATTCATCCAAAGATAGGTTATTTTCGTGTAAAGTTTTACCGTACTTCTCAATACCAACTGCGCTTCGCACCTGAAACTGTCGAACAACATTATCGACAACAGGGTCATGTTTTTTTCTGTAGGCACCCGACTCATTCATTTCATGCCACTTTTTTACACTGTCACTCATCTTTTCCGATAATTTTTTTGTATAACTCTATACATCCCAACTCTATGATTCTAGCAATAATATAGAATCCCATAAAGTAAAAGAATATTCCAAGTGTAAATGTGTTCATTTTATAAACTTTTTAGTCGTTTCCTTCGAAGAATCTGTTTGTGTATCTTCCTTTAGTTGCTCCAGGGCTGTCTCGTAGCCAGGCATCCGCTTCAAGGTCTCTAGCGTCCCAATCGAGAGGTCTTTTAGATTTGTCATTTGTCCCAGAAGAGCTGTCACTATTCCCTCTAGGTTTTTTACTTTGTTTCTTAGTTGAATCAGTTCGCTTTCTTTCATTATCCATAGTTTCTAATTGACAAAAACAACCGCCAACCTCTAGCCAGCAGTCGCAAATTCTTAATTGTTTCAAAATAAATGAGTGAACCTTGCTATTTGTCCTCCATCTTTTTCATGTATAAAGCCCTCGATTGCTTTAGGAGCGTGTTGATACCCGTTCCTGTGGTGCCAGGAATCTGTCCCTGATGGAGATCTTAAGGCTTCTACTGTTACTCCGTGAAAGTCTTTTGACATTTTATGATGTATGTGGTGTATGTATACGTATCTGTTTTTACACTTAGACCAAGCCTTTCCAGACTCTTGCGCCATAAGCATCGGAAGGTCTTGCGTTTTAGCTCCATCTCCGTGTGTGGTTCCAATCAAATTATCTCCGTACTCATAGTACTTCCTGTGAGATATAGTAACATCGAATGTTATATTATTACAGTCTCGATACCAAGACTTAAGTGCTTCAGCAAGGAAAAACCCATTAGTGTAGTCGTGATTTGAAGGGTTGTACATGACGTGAACATCTGCTATCTTCATCAGTTCATCTATCACGTCAACATACAACTTCTTCGCGGTGATAAAATTTTCATACCACATCCCGTCGGTGTCCTGTGGTGTACCCGCCGTAGTTTGCCTCTTTGGTGTATCAATATGTAAAACATCATTACCAGCTACGAACACTATCTGATCTATGTTAAAACCAGAGGCTTTTTGGAGTATTCCAGATACTCCTTCTTTAACTCTTTGCACAGCAATCTGTGTGTTGTAATCCTCTCCTGTCTCAAAGGATGTTGCTAACTTGCCAATATGTATATCAGCAGGATCAACAACAAGTAGGCAAGGAAAAGCTTGCTTAGGTCGCTCAATTGTTTCATATTTAAATGTATGTGATTTAACTTCCTCTATGTGGTCTTTAAGCATCTGCTCAAACGTAACGCCTTCGTTTTCTGTAGGCCTAAACTGTATAGACCAATGCTTGTCTTTGTTCCAAGCAAGACCAACAGATCCAATGTCAATACCCCTCTCATCACATGCAGCCGCTAGTGCAGGCTGATCATCCTCTCTTTTTTTATTTCTAAGCGTGTATGATATTTGCCTTCGTGTTCTCTCTACAGATCTATCAAGGTCTGTTATGCTTAAATCATTATGGATTTTTTTTGCAATATGGGTAATGTTTCTCTCACCCATGTCCCAGTATTCGTGGGCCATTTTGTTTATTTTACTCATATTCATCTTGAAGGTCGTTTTGCATTTGTGAAATATGCTCTTTCATATCCTGAAGGATGTCACGAGTACGCTGTGCATCATCTCTAAAGTATGAATCAAAAAGGTCCATCAATCTTTCATTTATAAATGAACAAACATTGACAATATACTTAAGTCTTTGATTCACGATCTATTCTTTATCCATATGGGACAAAAATGATTCACCGATTGCTTTATTTATCTTTTTGATTGATCTGTAAATGGCTCGTGAAGCTTTTTTGGTTTCGTTTCTTTCAGTTTTAGTTGAGCCATATCCAAGGTTCATGTAGAGTATCGAGTCTAACTCTAACATGGCGTCCATTTTTTCTTTATCCTTAATGGACTTTTTGTGAAGTATTCTATCACAAAACAGTTGAACATTCAACGTAGAAATGTCGAACATTTTCTGTTTTATCTTTTTGTATTCAATTTCAAATTGGCTCATAATAAACTAATTATAAAGTTATATACTTTTTTTGGATTGAACAAAACATTATTTGTTATTTTTTTTATGCATGTGTCTGTATAATTCATATATCTTTCGATTGTAATTATCTTTGGGATATGTTTCAGGCGACTTGATGATAGTGATTCTCCCATTGCGTATCGTTTCTATCTCTAACAAATACTCATGATTTTTTGGAACAGGATATATTCTGATCCTATTATCAAGGCACCAGGCCATTGCACTTACATCTTCTTTTGTTGGACTATAAGTATCATACTTTATTTTCTTTGGTCTTCCCATAATTAAAAGGGTAAATCATCTAAATCAAAAGCCTCTTTAGGACTAATAGACTCAATTGGCTGTACAACTTCCTCTCTGTCAAACTCAAATACTGGTGGATTATTTCCAGTATAGTATCGACCACTTGGCAGGTGATACTTAAAAACCTCACGACCCATAAGCTCACCTTGAAACTTCATCTTTACTTTCTGAGTTATAAATTCTACATCGTTTTCCTCGAAGTAAATGTCATTGTCGTTAACTTCTTTGAAGTGTCTGTATATAGTAAACCCATCGTGTGTTTGGTTTCTAAAGTCTGCTGATCCAGAAACATCGTAAAGAGTTGGCTTGGTGTATGTCCCATCTTCGTGCTTTTGCATCTTTGTAGGGTGCGCAATCAGGAAGATAATGACATTGTTCATTTGTGCAAACAACGTCAATTGTGTAAGAACTCTTTTAATTCTGCTAAGTTCTTGGTCTTTACTGCTGTCAAACTCTAACTTATTGAATGCATCAATTACAAATATGTCAACTCCGTAGATAAACATCTGCTCCTTAAACTTCTCTAGCAACCAGCTCCATGTTGGGAACTTATTATCTTCTGGAGCTGTGATGTATATCTTTTCCTTGGACCAGTCATAGTATCTTTTAAGCTCTGACTTTTTTATTCTTGGACAACCTGGATTATCAAAAAAGAAGCTACGACCAAAGAATTTTTCAATGAATGTAGTTTGATGCAAGGCCATAGGGTGGTGTTCAGGAGAAAAGAAAGAGGCCTTCATGTCGTAATCCCGTATCAGGTTCATGACGTACCACTCAACAAAGTTTGACTTTCCGTGAGAAGGTATCCCTGTCGTAACACATAGGTGTCCTCTCATCACGCTAAACACATCCTTTAATTTGCCGAAGCAACTATGCTTAGGGTGTATCTTGTCAGGAAGCCCGTTATCATATAAGCTATCTATGTCATCAATCAAGTCTTCAATGGTAAAAGTTCCGCTCGCGGGATACTTCTTTGAGTCTCTGATAGATTCTTTTAGCACATCCTCGCCATCCTGAAGGTCTCCGTTGGCATCTTTGTTTTTGAAAAGTATTCGTTCGCAACGATAACGACCAAGCCTTTGTGCTATCTTTTCAGATACCACTTCACCCTTATCATCGTTGTCAGTACAAATGAAAAACTTTTGTACATCCTGAAGATACCTTTCTGAGTTGATCCAAAAGTCATCATTGTCGTTTGCACCGTTTGGGATGCTAATAGTGTTCTTGTATCCGCACTGATGCATTGCAAGGACATCAAACTCCCCTTCAACAATATAAACCTCCTTCTGACCTACTGCCGCATTTATGTTATAGAATAAAGGCTTTGTTGCAGAGGTCTGTGTGAAATTCTTAGATCCCGAACGATACTTTTTGTTTACAAGCGTATCGCCTTCAAAGTAGTTGAATACAATGTTGTTTACCTGCTTTCCTAACTGTGGTTGAAAGTAAACCTCTTCTGTTATATCCATATCCTTCAAGGTTGATTGTCTCAATCCTCTTCCCTCACAATACTTTACAATTTTATCTGAAAGCTTTGTGTAGTTTCTCCAAGTCTGTTCAGGCAACTTGTAGGTAACCTTTTCCTGAATAGGACTATCGTCACGAATAGAGACAACGTCGCAATGATGACACTTTGCCAAACCTTTCGGTATATTGACGCTTAGACTTCTATCCTTCTTGTTTGTTCTGTTTGGTGTGCAAGATGGGCAAGTTGTTTTAACTTGACCTGAAGTCTTGCCTTTTAGATCGATACTAGACCAAGGAATTGTTTTAATCATAGGTATTGTTTCTTGTGTTTACTCAAGATCATTCCTCTTGAGTTTTTGCCAGTCTTCTTTTTATACCACCTCAAAAAGTATTGCTGATACTCTGTGACACTTAAGTTAGACCTTCCGTTCATAGTAGCGTGTTTTGTAAACTCGTCTATGTTTACATCAAAGGATTCATCAGAAAGGTTGAAGTTTTTTTTAATTGCCGATACCCATTTAGAATCCTGTAAACTATTTTTTTTGGCATCTTCTATTATTATTATTACTTCTTTATTTATATTATTAATATTATTAGTTGTTGCCCCTTCTGTGCCCTCTGTGTGCCCTTCCTGTGCCCTTGGCTTGCCCTCTAAATACTTATTACTCTGGTAGGCGTTGTAATTACAGACCTTTACAAGGGTATAAGGCTTGCCCTTTTTCCCTTTTTTTGGAGTGTTTAGCTTTAACTCCCCTGTTTTTTGTAGTCTATCGAGAGCCCCACGAACTTCTTTTACAGTGAGGCCTGTTTCATCGGATAGCTTGCCAAGGGAGGTTATAAAGGTTGACCTTTCAATACTTATTCCTTTCCATTTCTTGTTACGCCAGTTGGCTTTTACAAGGCAGTGTAGGAAGAGTTTAAACATCTTGTGATCCTCATACCACTCCCACTCCAGAATCTTTCTGTTCAGGAGGACAAATGAGTTTATCGTCACCGAAGTATTTTCTTCTTGTTTCAATTGGTATAGATTTTATTGTTCCCATTAAATTAATTACCCTATTTACTAAAGCGTGAGTGAATCTCTTTTGTTTCATCAACTCATCTAAAGGGCTGCTGTAGTCTTCTTTCATAAGGGGCATGTTGTTCATCACATCTATGTGTATCCTGCTTACTATTTTTTGTATCTCCGTATCGTAAAAAAGTAAATCCTCAATTTTTTTTGATCCGTGAATTACAGTAGCGTGATTCTTTCCAATCATTTTTCCTATTGCGGCATACCCCATATTGGTATACTTCCGAAGGACATAGAAAAGAATTTGCCGTGATTCGGCATATTTTCTCTCCCTGGTGTGTACCATTTCGAATGGATTGGCAGAGGTGTGTTTTATAACTACGTCTATTATTGCGTTTGGTTTCGCAATTAGTTTAACTGATTCCATAAAATTATATTTTAAAAAAGGGAGCCTTGGGCAGACCCCCTCATCTTTAACAAAAAACAAACAAATTACTAGAAAGGCAAGCCGTCATCATCTACTGTTACTTTAGCAGGTGCTGATTGCCCTTGGCCTTGCTTCTCTAGCTTTTTTGTGTCACCATTAGTCCAACCAACATATCCATTGCCTAGGTATGTTTTTGGTTGTTTAGCCTCCCGCTCCTCTTTGCTTTGAGAAACGGTAACACTAGCTTGGTTTCCAAACTGGTCAAGCTCGTCATTAATGGTGGTTGTAATTCTAAGGTATTTCTGTATAACCTTTTTACCATTGACTTCTACTTCTTTGGTTTCGATTTTGTCTTTTGGTATCTTGTGTAAAGCTACCGATGTGTGTGCAATAATTGCCATATAAATTAAATTAAAGGTTTCATGATCCGTTCTCCAAGACCAACGGATAGGTCTGTTAAATATTCCCTGCATAAATCTATGCGTTCGTACAGTCTTTCGACATCATCTTCATCGTACTTTACGTCAAACCTTTTGATTCTAAGTTCTTCTGGTATGTCGTTGTACTGAAGTCTTTCATACACCTCATTCTCAAGGTCCATTGGCACCTCAATCATTCCCATCTTCCAACTTAATCTACGCACCTCATCCTGTATAAGATTTGATGGCGTATCGACTAAGCAGTAAATTACAGCAGATTCTTCTTTACCAGTCAAAGCCATGTATCCTTGCATTTGCCAATAGTAGTCTTTGCTTGGTAGTACATCACTGTGCATTGGGAATGTTGTGAAGTCCCAAGAAGATTTTATGTCTATAAGGTGATGTTCATCGTTTATGTCGGGAGTTCCACAAATCTTATCGTTTTCAAAAAACTCTTCGTTTTTTTTAAACTTAATGGATCCAACGTTTTCAACAATTTTAATGGAATCTTCTTCTACTTGAATACCTTTGCTCAGATACCGAGATTGAAGCTCTGTCGTTTTACCAAACAGAGCCTCTTTGTGTATCTCTTGGAGGTACTTCTTTGTAGTTACCGATATAGGGTCCTTCTTGTTTTTTGGCGTAACCATAAGTTTGCCAAGAGAAGAACACCTAAATTTGTGGTTGTCGAAACTAGTCATTTACAGTCTTGAATCCCTTTGGGCTTATGTGATTCATCCATCTGTTAAAAACATCATTGACATCAAATGTGAGATTAAGGTACTTGATAGAGTTTTCTGTCTGCTCCTGATTTGTTTTTTGAATCTTAGTTACAACCTTAGCTAGTTGCTCGTGGCCAAACTCATTAACCGCACTCCACGTAGACAGCTGTCCTGTGTGATGGCGTAGAAAAGATAAAAGCACAGTGCTTTCTTCTTGTGTCATGTGAACGTTTGCGTTCTTCTTTGAAAGGTTAAATAATCTGTTGTCGATTTTCATAGTTATTAAATTAAATTAGAGATTAAATTTTTGACTAGGTTTAGTCTTTTGTTTATTACTTCTTTTGAATAGTCGGATATGTGAAAGCACTCAACATCCATTCTGAGTTGTTCTGCTTCCTTTTGTAAAGCATTTAAATGCTTATCCCTTATGGCAACCATTTCCTGTTCTGTGGTAGCCCTGTATATACTGTTTGGCTTACCACTTCTTTCATCGTTAATAGTGCCACACTCCACAATGTGTCCAGAGTTGACAAGCTCAGTGAACCTTGGCTGAATCTCATTAGCCCTCTGATTATACATGTTGCAGATTTGCCTAGGAGAAACAGGTTCAAGTTTTTTTATAAGGTTGTAAACTTTCTTCCTTTTCTCAGGCAGTTTGTCTAGTATCTCTATGAAGGCTGTGTTTCTATTCTGAACTCCCATTTCACTTTCTTTTGAAGTCTTCTGATTCATCCTCTCCAAACACTCCAAGCTCATAGAATCCTGTAAGCTTTAGCACCGCACGAGACATGGCACGTTTCTCTGCCATTTCCATAATGTACCATGTAGCTGAATTGCCCTCCTTACCAAAGCCGTATTTAGCCGAACCAAAGGTTTCTATTGTCGCATTGTCCTTAACTGCAACAGCCTTAACAACGGCAAAGTCAGGACGACACTCAACGACTTCGTACTGAATCTTGATTTGCTCAGAGCCTTGAATCTTGTCGATACCAGACCTAGTGATGATAGTGAAATGTTGATGCTTGAACACATCGCTTTCGGATAGTTCGTACTTTTTGTAAAGCCGAACAATCTTGTCTCTGTTAGTCATAATTAAATTAGATTTTAGTTTTTAACCTAAGCCTCTACAACTTTTTCGTAGTAGAGTTCCTTAAGTTGGTGTGTTGTGGGTATTCTTCTTTTTTTGCACACAGATATAATCTCTTTTACCTTTTCAAAATTTTCATCTGTGATCGTCATCTTACCAGTCTTCTCAATATTTTTAGATTGAGACTCGTAGATGTTTAGGGCGCTTGTATATCTTATTGATAAAGACAGTCTTCTTACGTCTTTGTTGTATGCATAACATAACATGAAGTTTTGAACAGGAAAATATACGTGATTGGACGTGTCAAATAATTCGTATCGTTTATCATCAAACTTCTCTAGCTTCAGTCTTTTAAAATAAAAAGCCTGTGTGTTGTCGCTAAACTCGTGAAGCCTGTTCATGTCAAGGTCCATGTTTTTCCAAATAACCTTCAACATATACTGTCGGTCATCGCTTATGTTTTTAAATGGATTGTGCATTTAATTGATTTTAAGTGAATTGAATTAATAAATTCATATGTAAGTGCCTTGCGTTTAGTAAATGTGCCAGTCTTTGCATTTCTTTATTGTACTCCTTTTCAGTTATAACACCTTTTGCATAGGCAAGCATTAGGTCTTTGGTTTGGTTCTTTATAGCAATGACTTCATTTATTATTGCACCCATATACGCCTCACGTCTCATTCTTTTGCCTATCACCACCTTTCGGATCAATACTAGGCATTTTACTATTGCGTTCACAATTTTTAAGAGCCACGATATGAAGAAACTCCTGCTCCATCCAGTGAAGACAAGGCGATTCTGAGTATTCATAAAACTCCTCTTCGTAAAACTCATTTTTATAGAACTCATTCTCTAAAAGTTTTTTTGTTAATGACATTGATTCCTAATTTATCTAAATTGTATTTTACTTTAGACCACCAAGTGTTCATTTGATACTGTAAGTTGTACTGATCTTTGCTTAGCGTCTTGTAGCAACGAACGCCTACGTCGTTCATGTATGAATAAACATAGACTCCCGTATCAAGTTTAACGATTCTACCGTTTCTCTTCATTATCCCGTGTTTTGTTGCCACCACGCCAATAGAACGACGCTGGCAGCCATTATTAATCCAGTCATAATTTTACTCGACAATTTGTTGTGTTTTAAGGTCGACAATCTCAGAGTGCTCTCCTTTGATTGCCATCTGCCTTGCAGAGCCAAGGCTTTTCATGAAGTATTCCTCTTGGGAACGTTCTTCGCCGTGATAAATCACGACATGGTATCGTGGTGTATATCCGTCCATAATGTTGATTTTAGATTTGCAATATACTGTAAATAATTTAAATAACAATAACTTTGTTAACAACTGCTACCAGCTAGACTGGTAATAGTACTCATCTTTCTTGTTTAGCTCCATGTCATCTTGAAGTTCGTGAAGTGTTTCATATAGTTCATCCCAGTACCAGTCATCAATTTCTGTTGATCCAAAAAAGAATCCATCTGTTGGAGGCAATATCTTTTTAGCTTCTTCAATGTCTCGGTTTCGAACTAACATCTCAAGAGTAATTAAAAACATCTCCAGTTTTTCCCTATCTACATAGTGTCTCTTGCAATCATCAACACCTCCTTGAACGTTCTCAACAAACCAGTTGTGAATTGCATTGTGCTTCCTCCAATACCTTATGGAGAACTCAAGGTGTGTTAGCTTTGATAAGTCAATAGCGATGTTCCCTTGAAAGGCAACCCCTTGGAATCTCCTATCAGGTTTTGTGTGATTCCAATTCTGCACGTATTTTACACGTGTTAAGTACATGTCTAGTCCCATAATTTCAGATTTAATTATTAATAGTTTTTGTTTTTAGGTCTTTTGTAGTCTGGGTGTATCTCTACGATGTACCCCAATCTCAATGAATCTTTAATGTGTTCAACAAGTTCATCAAATCCTTTCAACTGATACCCATTTGATGTAGTCGTGTTTTCATTTGTCATATAATCCATTCGATACTTATCAGGTCTCCATCTTTGATGAATCTCTGTTCTAGCAGGATTGTGGTCTAGACCAATTGGTTTTCCATCCACTACCCATTGCTCAAAGCATTTCCATTGTTCGTGTACTTTAGGTAAGCCGTTGTCTGTTTTCATGTTGTTTGTTTTAAGTTGTTTTCTATTAATATTGTCATCTCTGTGATTGTAATATCATCCCACACATAATCGTACTCTTTCATAATATCAGCGGTTGCTTCTTCAGCATTCATGCCATCGTATAGACCGCTATTCTCAACATCGTCCATGAATAGTTCCAAGAAGTAGTGTTTGTCTTGTTCGTACATCCATTGTCTGTATGACACGTTGTGGTCTTCAATAATTCCATCGGGACCATATTTACAGTAGCCTCCGAAGTCACATCCGCATTCATCAAACTCCAGTAGAACATTTAGATTGAACTCTTTAGCCAAAAGTTCCATGAGGTGTGTAACTGGGCTCCAAGCAGATGAACCCTGAACAACTAACTCATTGCCATCAACCTCTACATCTTCCCAATCCACATCCCACCATCTAGTTCCTACCACATCGTAGGGACTGTGTTTTTCCTTGTCAAACCTTTCTTCTCCGATAATGTGGTTTGTCCAATCGGTTAGGTTGTTAAATTTTTCATAGTCTTTCATTCGACTAAGTATCGTTTTCAATTCTTTAGGGTCACCCTCAAGGCATGCCCAATTCCAACAGTGATTTGCCATAATTGTTTTAGTTTAGATCGTTGTCTTCTTTTAAATATATTCTGTTCAGCACTTTATCTTGATTGCTATCCCATTGCTCTATGTAAAGAGTAAATGGAGTGTCGTTTTCTAGCAACTCATCTACCACGTCATTCATTTTTTCAACGTGGAGGAGGTCGTACACTGTGTCTGGTCCTAGTGTATCGGGTCGGTGTTTAGAGTCACACTCTAACTTGTAATAAACTTCTGTCATATTATCTTAATTTTATTTTTAAAAATTTTCTTCTGTATTCTTCTGTCCATCGATCTAGGGGCATCATGTTTCTTGCTATTGATGAACGAGTTAGGTCTAGTAGAGTTCCATTGTACTCTTCGTATCCTCCATCGAATAAATATTCATCGACATCCTCAACATTCCACTCCATTTGCGCATGGGATATGTCCTCACAGTAGTGGTCGCTATTGTACTTCTCAAGGAAGTCTTCGTAGTTGTCTGCTTCTACCTCTACTATTGTTCGAAGTAGTAAAGATTGGTCAATAATAAATTTTGGCATTAGTCATCTATTTTATAAATTATATTTTCTCTTGCGTATTCAAGCGTAACGTAGTTGTCGTTGTCGTCCCACAGTAACAAACCTTCGCCATCTATTTCAACAGATTTACCCTTGAACACGAAGTTCTTTCTACCTAATCGGCAGTCTGAGTCATAAGTGAATAGTATTTTTTCCCCTATGTACTCGCATAGTTCATCGTAGTCATCCTCATCGTACATTGTAGCATGTTCTTTACACATACCACATATACCTGATTCTGTGTACCACTCCGAGGCTCCACAGCAGTTGCTTACTATTGTTCCCATATCTGCTTGGCTCGGTTATAAATTTCGTCATATACTTCATCGTACACGTCTTCGGGTACGTCTAAATCCCCCATGCTCTTTAGCATTTCTTCAGATAGCCACGTTGATATGTCGTTAGCTACTCTTGAGGTGTATTCCTCAACTCTTTCTGTGTAATTAGAATCATCTTGATTCCAAGGTGCGTTGGGGTCATTGTCTGCCCCTACTGGATAATTGCTCATAGATTTAGTATTAAAATTCATTGATTAAGTCGCCTAGTTTATCAAACAGTTTGTCTTGATTTTGTATTTCATCGGCTAATAAAAGTCCACCACCATACAATGGAGTGCCGCTTCCCACCTCCGAAATTCTTTTATCCTTGGGGAAGCCATCAGTATCATAATCTCCTTCAACCTCGACCTCAACCTCGTGCCCATCAACAAAAGTAATGGCGAGGTATCCTACTGTTACTGTGGTGAAACTGTACTCTGATTCTTTAATGATTCTCATAGTCTTCGTATTGTAGTTCTAGTTCCCATAAATTGTTGTCGTCTTGATAGAAGTCATACGAATTGCTTAAGCTACCCTTAGTTCCTTCTTTCACTTGTTCTCGTGATGGAATGTGATTGCCATAATAGTCTTTGTGAGATTCGTTTGGGAGAAAATACTTTCCTGATTCCAAACCACTCATTGCTTCTCTACCAATAGCACCCTCCATTGACCAAGCTATTCCCTCATCAATCAATTCTTGCATTTTGCTGACGTCTTGAAAGTCTGCTTGTCTGTCTCTAATAAATTTTTCTTTTGCCTCCATGTTTAAATATTTAGATTAGTTCGTCTCTATCTCTGATACATTCCCAAATGATGGCTTGATACTGATACCCGAGCAGTCCTACTTTGTTAGCTTCTTGTATAGTCAGCTTCGCCAATTCATCATATCTCTTTGGTGTTAGTCCAGATTCTACTGTCTTTCCAAACATCGCTCTAAGATGCCACACATC